TTGCCATCTTTGTTGATTCCGATCATAAAATATTGATACCAGCGAATTTTAATGGTAGCAAACTTCTTGACAATATTGTCAGATTGAATATCATCAAAGTTATCATTTTCACGGAAAAAGGTATAGTATTTCATTGTTTCCACAACACAAAAGCGGTATAATCTCTGTCTTCTTCAAAGTAAAATTCGTACATTCCACCATCACGGCCTGCAGGTACTAAACAGGTATAACCCCATTCACCAACACAATTGCGTTCTAACCAGCCAATCATTGGTCTTAGCTTTCCATAATCAATAATGATTTCAGACCTAAGTTTCGTATTTAGTAACAACTACGCCACTCTTTTCTAAGAATTCTATTCCTGATGTATCTCTATATGTATTGCGATAGTATAAACTATTAATACCACTTTGATAAATCAATTTAGCACAATTGATGCATGGTGCATGAGTGCAAAACATTGCTGCACCCTCACTAGATTCTGTGCTTGCGGACACTTTCATTAAAGAGTTACTTTCCGAATGTAATACTTGATCTTTAGTTTTTAACCGATATCGTCTAGCATATCCTAAATCAGGATCTATATCATCTTCAACAAAAGGCCATTGTTCATTAATTTCTTCGGGGGCTAGCCATCCACCAGCATCACCACTCATGTATTCAACACTTTCACAATTGTTATCCCATCCACTTGGCATACCGTTGTATCCAGTGGCTAAAATTTTATTACCCTTGACGATTACTGAACCAACTTGTAATCGTTTAGCATAGCTCAATGTGCTAGTGAGTTCAGCTACCTTCATGTAATAATCAATAAATTTTGGTTTCATTTTACATAGAATTTCTTAATATGTTCTTTTGCTCTATAGTTGCTTAATATACTTAGTACATAATTTGACTGACTATATTTTTTGCAAAATTCGTCACCTATGTGATTGCCTTTGATTTCTTCAAATAGAAATTCTTTGCAAAAATCTTCAAATTCTTGTTCTGTAATATAGAAATCTTTTTTACCTTTACCCAGTGTCTGTGCTTGTAATTGCTTTGCTAGTTGATCAAACATATCAATCCCACAAATTACGAAAATGCTTACCGAACAATTCAATTCCTTCTTGAATTCGTTTTTCATGAAGTCTATGTCCTTCAGCATCATACCAGTGTTCATTGGGATTCTTGTCTACCATTTGAAATGTAGCTTCTATTTTTCCTGTGATTGGGTTAGGAAATGTTTTGTCTGTTTTAACCCAATCAAAGTCAAGAGAACCATGATGATATTGATCATCGTACTCACCTTTAAGCAATTGCTCAAAGGACCAAATCATCTTATCTAATGTTTCGTCCCAGCGTTCTAAACCCACTTTCCATGCTTCGTCATGTGTTTCTGTGTAAAAGTCAAAACTTTGTTGGTTAACGTAGTCTTCCCCTCCAACCTCAGCAAACTCACTTGGTACACCTTGCTTGGTTGCTTTAAGCTGAAGCAATGTAGGATAGATAATTAATGCTAGGGTGGTGTCTAAATTCCAAGTATCGTAGTTGTCAATTTGAACATTGATTTTTCTATTACCTGAAGATTTTTTTGGGAATTTTCCAATGTTTATTTTCATGTTAGCAATCTATATCTATAGTTTGGCCCTTGCTATTTTCTAATCTACGATTTCGTTCGGTTCTTGCTTGTTGCAAACTAGCATCATTTTGCCTACGTAACCTAGCAGCATCTTCTAATATTTTAGCATAATGCTGTTCTTTTTGCGTTCTAACTAATATTGCTCGTTGCATTTCAACCATTCTTTGATGGTTAGTTTCATGTACTTTCATATTTCACCTCCCCGTCAACAAACCAAAACACTTCTTTATTGTAAGTGACCCCGGCAAACTTTGATTTATTCTTTGCAATACCAGCAAGTTCTTCTACTGTATTGCCTTGGCCAACAAAGTTATTAGTTGTGTGTTCATATAGATATAGTAACCCATCAATATTCTCTATAAAATATTTTTCTACTTTAATTACTTCTACTGAATTTTCTTCTGTGAAAATCACACCCGCTTCTTCTAATGTTTTGCGAATACGATAACAAATAATCTTATGCATAATCCACATTCCCAAAGAAAATGCACAGATGAGATCCAACAGGTATGATAGTTCCATAATATTATTTAGTTATAGTTAGATTAGACCACTTTTTCAACTTTTCAAACTTCTGCTTTTTTGCCCTGCTGATGCCATTTTGAGTTACCCCAATCTTCATATCAACTAGCAATTCAACCATAGCAAACAAGTCCCCAATTTCTTCTTCAAGCATATTTATGTTTGTTCTGTCTTTACCTGGTTTCATTTGATCAGGACCAAACCGCATACACTTGCTAACCGCTTGAGTTACTTCTGCACATTCTTCTTGTAGAATTAGTAATACTTCTTTTATCTGATCGTTCATTTGCTGTTCTGTGTGGAAGTGTTAAGTACGCTAACCACTGTTTCCAGTGATTCAGAAACTTCCCAAGTACCATGTGGTGGGCAGAATACAAATGTTACATCCTCTATAGTACCGGACTCACGCAAGATAGGTGAAGTATGAATAGTAGCAACCAATTCACTATTAATTGCTAATTTTTGTCCTTTATGAGCAGGCGCGCTATTTGTTAGTATAATATACATTATGTTTCCTTAATTGATTTTTGAGTTTTTAAATAGGTTTCGTTATAAACCCATTTGTTATTCAGTAAGAATCCCCAATCACGTTCTTGAGAACCCATAAAGAATAGAGTAGTAGTAGGCTTTTCTTGATCTAGTTCAAGCCAATGATAATCAGTTGCTTTGCGATAGATGACGCTGCCAGGTCCACGCCATGTTATAAATTCAGCAATTTGTTTGCCTTCTTTATTAAGATAGGGAGTATGTTCATAGTATCCACCCTTAAGAATGATGGTCATATATCCCCACGGATGATCATGCATTATTGGATCATCACTACGAACAATCTTATGCAATGTAACATTAAAGGGAAACCATTTACGATCTTTGAGAAAAATATAGTATCGGTGCATATAGTCACTTCCAGTTCTACGATCTGGGATTAGTCTATAACGACCTAGCTTGTTCATTATGTTATGAAACATACTCATTGAGTACTCCTTTCGCTTATTATAACACATAACTGATTTTAGTGCAAGCAAAAAAAGGGTGCAATGCACCCTTTTCTCTTATCTCATCACGAGATTAGACTTGGCGCATTGCCAAAGCCTTGTAACCAGCAGCTACCACACGACGGCTAGGACGACCTAGTTCGTACTTGGTAGTAACACGGCCTTTGCTATCTTTATGCTTATTTGCATAAACAGCAAAACCGCTATAGCGTAAATCGCTAACTGTTGCGGTTGGGTTCTTTACGCCGAAACGTGCAGAAATTTGCTTTGCAGTCAATTTTTGACCGTCTTTGAGAGCCTCCAATACACGGGCTTGTTTAGTTAAAGTCATTTTATTTTCCTTATTAAGGTTGTCCAATTTGTATTCCAACGAAACATAACTTGGTTTATACGAATCCAACCGTTAGCGAGATTCAAACACCAAGTTATGTTTCCCCTAAGTTTATATCGTCCGAAAACTGTGTATATTTTGTGCATGTGTCTGTGTTAAATATTATTATGTTTAAACCTACTTATTTATATATAAAAACTCACAATAAAACCGGATTAAAATATTTTGGCAAAACTACTAAGGATCCGCACAAATATTTTGGTTCAGGTACTAGATGGTTAAACCATCTTGCCGTACATGGAAAAAATGTAAACACTACTATACTAGGGTATTTTACTGACAGGGCAGACTGCTTACAGACTGCATTAGATTTTAGTAAAAAAAATAACATAGTAGAATCATCTGAATGGGCAAATTTGCGAATTGAATCTTTGGACGGCGGTGATACTAGTAATACTGAAAATTTTCAAAATTGGATACCAAGGCTAATAATTGAAAACAAAAAACGAAAATGGTGGAATGACGGAATCACTCAAGCATTTACTGAAGTATCACCCAAAGATACTTTTACTAGAGGTAGACTACCTTTCAACAACACTGGTGCAAAAAAAGGCTCAGACATTCAAAAAGGAAAAATTTGGGTTAACGACGGTATTACTGAATTTATGACCAATGCTAATATACCAAACGGTTTTACTAAAGGTAGATTATTGGAAAAAGCATTTAATAGAAAACAAGGACAACACACGATTGGTACTAAATGGTGGAATAATAGAATCAAGTCAACTATGTCAAAGGAATGCCCCGGACCAGAATGGGTTCAAGGCAGACTCTAATCTCTAGACCAAATAACCCCTTCAAATTTCTCTGGCATGGAGTCCAAGTCAATGAATCTGACTTTGAAAGTGTCTGCACCTGGATCATGGCCAGCATATCCCCTAGGATTACATACAACAAATGTATCCCCTATATAATAACTATGCGGGTCGTGCATGTGACCCAAAGTCCAAAGTTTAATCTGTGGGTGATCCAAAATAAATTCACTCAGGTCACTTGCATATCCACCATTCATCAATTTGTCATTGCTAAATCGTTCGTGAACACTACTAAATGTAGGTGCATGATGTCCAACAAACACAACCTTGTTGTCTTTCAAGTCAGGCAATACTGCTTTCAAGTAACCAAGTGTTTTTTGATGACGATGCATAGTATGTGCAGGACGCAGTTTAGTATACCCATGCTCATCATTACGAATGATCCTAAAATCATTCATCATATCACCCAATGCATGAAGTGTAAGCGGGTCACCCTTATTGCAGTCAGTCCACAGTGTTGCACCAATGAATGTTACATCATCAATAACCTTTAGATCCTGTTCAAGGAAATAGACATTATCAAATTTACTGCATTCATCACGCAAGTATTGAATACTTGCTTTCCAGTTACCATGATAGAATTCGTGGTTACCTGCAATGTAAATTACATGAGGGAATTGAAAACTACACCGTTTCAGAAAGTCGCGGAAACGCAATGCAACCTGTTGTCTACGACTTAGGTCTGCTAGATTGACAAGGCTGTACATCCCGTAACTTGTTTCAGGATGGTTGTGCAGGTCCTCAGCGACAAGAATATCACCGGACAAAATCAAAACATCAGCATTCTCTGTATTCTGAATGTTGATATCTGCAAATTCTAAATGAAGGTCACTGCATAATGCTAACTTAGTCATACTTATTTCCGATAAAATGCTATTTTAACACATATTAGATATAATGTCAATCTTTTTTACCACCAAACAATTGTAACAAGTTAATAAAAATATTAATGAAGTCAAGATATAAAGTTAATGCACCTTTAACTTCAGCAACACCATTGGTGTCAAAACTTAATTCTTCACGAATCTTTTGTGTGTCATATGCAGTTAGTCCAAGAAATATAACAATTGCCAATGCACTAATTACCATTTGCCCTACACTACTGCCTATGAATATATTTATTATACTAGCAATTATAATGGCAATCAATCCCACAAACATCCATTTACCAAGACTGTCTAAACTGCGTTTGGTAAAATACCCATATCCACTGAGTACTCCAAACAGCACTGCTGCACCCATAAATGCATTTACAATTGATCCCATGGTGTAAACTGCAAAGATTGTTGCAAAACTCAATCCCATCAATGCAGCAAATCCGTGTAACATCATCTGCGCTCCTTGCTTACCTACTTTGTCCATTAAGAAGCCAATGGCAAATATTGCTGCCAGTGGAGCAAAAATCACAATCCATTTAAGGATACCGGTAAAAAAGAACTGTAGTAGTTCTGGACTAGAGCCCACAAACCAACTGATAAGCATAGAGGTGAGTACTGCCAAACTCATATGACCGTATACTCGTCCCATTGCGGAATTAATTTCAGCCGCTGCCCGATATTCATAATTTGCATACATAAGTGTTTCCTTTTAAATTACTATTTATTGTAAAGTAGCAGTGTGATATCCATTGCCGCCACTTTTAATCATTGCAACATGATTTACTAGTCTGTTGAATTCATTTATTTCGTCTATAGATGTTGCGATATTTGGTAAGATTCCTTGAATCACATTCCAAATCCGTAGTATATCATTTTCAGTTAACCAGGTATTAAATTCATTGTGCATTGTTTATTAATTGTAACTGTTTACAAGTGGTCCCAAACTCTTTCGTATTCTTCTGGCGCCGAAATGTATACTTCGTCAGGGCATAAATTATGTTTCTTTGCAACACGATCTATCCAAATCTTAGCCCCGAGTGAATTATAAAGAGTATCGTTAATTGGTTTACCTGTTGCTTTAACTAAAATTTTTACTTTATATTCAATCATGCTATCGCTACCAGATGTTTGCAAGTGCCGCGGAAAGTATATCCAGGGCAAGTGCATGACTTTTCTTCTATATCAATTGAGTAGACTTGACCCTTGCTACCGGACACTTTGATAACTGTAGCCTTTTCTTTTACCTTGAAAGGATTACTCTTGAGTGGTACAAACTTACGACCACGCTTATCAATTGTGATCGGGTTTTTGAAATAGAAAGGTGTAGTAGAACCTTGCTTGATATACGCAAGTACTTTGGCACCATCAAGCAAATACTTGTGATTAGGCTGAACATCACCCGACCATTGTGTTGTTTCTACTACTGCTTCCATCATTTAACTCCAAAATGTCCTTTAATCTTTCTAAACGTATCCTTGTCATGTTCTTTCAATACACGGACTCGTTCATTAGCAAAAGGCTCATTTGGGTTTAGTATCATGTACTTTTGATCCACAAACAATTTAGCACATTCCTCAACA